AACCAAGTTACCCATTTCAAAAGGAATATTTGCCGAAGAAACTGTTTGAGTTGTTCTTGGTTTGGAAACATCTATAATCTCAACTCCTGTTTTTTCAACGTCATATCCTTTAATATAAGCCTTACCAGGAGACATTTTAAAACACATCAGGTCATCTGATGGTGTATTACCTTGCTCTGTTTTTTCCGTATCAAAAAATAAACCATCATTACCAATTCTATTGTTTAACGAATTGTTTAATGAAAATTGAAATGGTGTTACAACATAATCACCAGATTCATCATAAGTCCTTTGTGCTAGATAATCTCTTATATTAGAATATTCAGTCTTAGTTTCTATCTTTTTAATAGCACCATTCTGTACTCTAAGTAATTCTACAAAATCAATATCATTATTATCAGTTAGAAGTCTTTTTGTTAATGTTAAAGAAATTTTGAATCTATCTGCTCCTGGAGCTGCATAGTTTGTAAATCCTTTTGCATTATCATATAAACTAGAATCGTCTCTAGCAGTGATAATTTCTTCATTAATTCTTAATCCAACTCTATATGAGGGAGTATTAGTATAATAATCTAAAATTATAGTCTGTTTCGGTACTCTTACAAAGGTACCTCTAATAAAGTATACTCCTTCACCAATTAAAGCCGCAGATCCAGTTGAAGTTGAATTTGAAGCAATTGTAGTAGCAAAGGGAGTTCCTGCAGTTATTGTAGTGGATTGATATGTAATATCTTCTTCAATGTATAAAGACTCATTATCTTTAAAAGTTGCTACCTCAAAATTAGAATCCGAAGTTACATATTTTACATAAAGTGTTACATATTCTACTTCAGAATCTGGAAGTTGTACTAACTGAACATTAGCAGAAACCCCCGAATCTGTTCCTATGATTTTCTTTCCAGCATATTTTTCAACATAATTTGATATATCGATTCCATACTGAAGTTGATTTAACTTAACAGCATAAAACTGTCCATCGTAAGCAATATTTCCGGGGATCACCATCGATCCATCTTTGAAAATATGACTTCCAAATAATTCTACTTGATCTTGTAATATTGATTGGAGTGTGTTAAGTTCACGAGCTTGAATTGCTCTTCCTGGATTGAATAAAACTTTATAATAGTTTTTATCCCTTGCACCCACACTTTTTTCTGAAAAATCATCAAAATATGGATTTATATTAAGATTAGTTTTTTGAGCCATCTTTTAGAATTCCAGGATAATTTTAACGTCTTCTTTTTGTCTTAGACTTCTAGAAACTGTAGGTCTGTTATCAATGTAAATTATTTCTCCAGACTTATTATTTATTTGGGGTGATGCAAGACCATTTGTAAATTGAACCCCCAAGTTGATTATTCTATTAGAAATAGTTACCTTATTATCGGAAAATGAAGTATCAATACTTGCATTGAAACCATCTCCAGTAATTTGGAGATTACTATCAGATACAAAATCTATTGAACTACCAGCACTTGTTCCCGAAGTATTAAAGAATGATGAAACACCTACAAAATCTTGATATGTTGATCCATTTCCACCATTAAAATATAAAGAGCGATCTTTATAATATTTTAAAACTTTTGTTTCATCATCATATGATGCTACATATCCAACTGCTTTTTTGCCAGTATTCGTATCAATTTGCTGTATTCTTGTGCCCACAGTTACAGCAGCATTTGATGGTGTAACAGAAGATAATTTTATAGCATATAATGCAGAAAAATCATTTTCATTATACACAGTAGTATTAATTCCTGTAGAATCATAAACTGTAGGATTTTTTAAAATTCCAATTTGGGCAAATTTAGAGTCAATTGGGAAATTTTTTGTAGAGTCATCAAAACGGGCATAAACTAAAATTCTATCTGCTCCCAGTTCTTTGTAAATATCAAATCCGTGACCCTTTGATGGTGGAATAATAGGAATTAATTCTGCATAGGTTGATGGTGTATTGGATCCAGTTGTTCCTAGATCAACTAGAGCATATGTGTAATTTTTTCCACCAGATGTTACTACAGCATCAGTAATTTTTCCTTGTGTAGAGTCAATTTGTATAGAAACTTTCCCACCAGATCCATCACCAACTAGGTTGCAAGATTGCCCCGATTGTAAGTTATATCCGACACCGCCATTTTTAATATAAACCTTTTTAATCTGATTTTCATTTAGAGTCGAATCCCCATTTTCTCTCACTGCAACAATTTGGGGGTCTGTATTTGTTTGCCAATTATTTGGTATTGTAATATATTCAGTAGTATCAAACTTAACAATATCACTTGGAGATGTAGTGTACAAATACTTCCAAGTATATCCATCACTTAATTTGGATGGTTCCAAATCAGTAAATGTTGGTTCTACTTGAGATGCATTTCCAGTTGTTCTGATTCCAGATGATCCATTATCAATGCAAATATAAACTTTATAATCTGAATTAATTACATAATAGTTTGCATCATATAACCTCATTGCACCAGTAATTGGAGATGGTGATAGAATACTATAGTCTGGTCGATACATTTCGTACTGTTGACCAGAAACCCAATTAATTTTTCTAACTACCCTTCTAATATTAGCACTAGTAATCTTTCTACCAAATAAAATAGTAGATTCATAATGATTTAAATAATCAATATTATCAATTGGATTTGGTGGAGTAGAGTTCCAATTGGTATCTCTTCCAAACCCAGATGTTGTTGGATTTGATAGTCCAACAAAAACATAATATGAATTTGCAGATTCCTGAACTTTATCTATAAAAGTAGATGCATTCAGTATTCTAAATTGATCTGTTACAAATGCAGACATCTGAATATTGTTTTTTCTATATTTATATCACGTTAAAGAATCTTTTTAATTGGACCAATACTTCTTAGTCCATATCCTCTTCTTTGAATTGTTGGGAATGTTGATAATCCAGAATCAACATTATATCCAGAAACTGCTATCGCTACTGGAGAAGATGAGCGAGTAAATCCATACATCTTACCCCAAGAGAACTTACCTACAGTGGATCCTGTTGTAGCAATACCAACAACTGAAGAGTCAGACTTAATATTACAAGTCATAATTCCAAGAGAAGAGTTAAATGCACTGATATGATATATGTTATCTAAAAATTCAGTTCCAACACCAATAACACTGCCATCATGATTAACAATAGATGTTACACCGTTTCCAACGGTAGTGTTAAAAATATAAATTGGATATCCAATTGTCCAATCTGTAAATGGTGCTAATGCTGGGTCTAAGGTAAATTTAATTGCAAGATTTGTACCAATTCCAGTAGCAGTTGTAATACCAATAATGTTTCCAAAAGATCCAGCAACTCCAGTGATATTTTTAATATTTTCATAAACTGGGTCGGGGAGAGGTACAATAACCTCTGGTAAATTAGAAGTTGTATATCCAAATCCAGGATTTAATATTGTAACTGGAGAAGAAAGAGATCCATTAACAACAGCAATGGTTGCTGTTGCTGTTGTACCTAAACCAACGCCAACTGAAGGTGGTGCAGAAATTTTAACTTCTACTGATGCACCACTATAACCACTACCAGACTGATTAATTGTTAGAGTTTGGATAGTTCCGGCAGCAGAAACAGTGGCAGTAACAGCAGCAGATACTGGATCAACAGATCCAGATACTATTAATCCATCAAATTCTGTTGGACTATCATAACTAAAGAATTTAACATTATCTACGAAAATTTGATTATCTGTTGTAGATAAATTTGAAATTAATCTTGCGGTTGGATATACTTGAGATTCAGCAGAATCTCTTGCTTTTGAAACAGTATTTCCATCGATAACTTTATCAACTTTCTGTTTTATCCAACTTAAATTAAGTTGTTTATCAGATTGTGAATTAATTCCTTGGAAGAAATAATTATTAGTTTGAATTCTGTCGGCAGATGGAATATCAAAAATGTTTCTAATTTCTTGTGTAGTTGTTATCCCAAGATAATTATTATTACTAAACGCCTGGACGGAATCTCCAATCTTAAGAGTTTCAAAAACATCTACCTGAGTACTATCATCAGCACTCCCTCTGTAAAAGAAGATTGCAACATTATCTTCTGGTTTTGGTGGTTGGGTAAATGTAAACGATGTTCCTCCATTAAATTCATATGCAACACCTGGTTGCTGAAGAATTCCATTTATAAAGATAATTAATAAAGTATTAAAATCAATAAGTTGTGAATCTGGGTCAGAAGCATTTTTTTCAAAACTTAACAATTGAGAATTATAATATAATGGGAATCTAGTTCTAGATCCATTTTGATAAGTTTTTACACTATCAATATAAT